CTTCTTCTGGTTCCCACCAAACTTTGATTAGGTCTGGATGGTCGGGCGGCAAGTCTGGGTTAATCGTCGTCAAGGCGCAAGGCGACAAGCAGTTATCGCGGAACCCACGCTCTTTGGCGTAACGGTCATAAATCTTGTACGACGCCACTTTCATCGTGTGCATCGTTATGCCAGATATTGCATCTTTTAGGACGCTGTAAGCCGATTCGTGTTTGTGGCCTGCAACGTACAAATGATCACGGGTTCCCATCAGGGCCGCCTTCATGGGGCCGTGTGCAGGGTTCCATATGGACGAGCCGGTATGGTCGTGGCGGGCGTTTACGCGCACCTCGCGGCCATTAGGAAATCGCAGCGCAATGCGAGCCTCGGATGACTTGTAAAGCGAATTCTGATGCTTCGCTATCCACCGCAGAGGGTCGCCAGAGCCTGACCATAGGTCATGGTTACCCCCAATCATGTAAAGCCAGCGGCAGCGGTTTACAAACCACTCGGCCAACCGCCATGCCTGCGCGGCAGAGGTTGCCTGATCGCCGTAAAGCCTTGCTAAACGCCCAACCCAGTTGTTAGTGGTATCGCCTACGTTGCAGGCAAACAGCCCCTCTGTAGCGTTTACGAGGGCGGTATGACGTTCGATGGCTTCAATGTCGCAGCCGTCGTCGTCAACGTGCGGGTCACCAAAGTGCAGCAGCCCAATCGGGCCTGCAATCTTAATTTTGATAGGAATGAGCTTGGAGGCTTCTTCGTGTTCGCGCTTATGCAAAAACTTGCGCTTACGCTGCTCAATCAGTTCTTCAATGGGAACGTCGTCATCGGGGAGCGGGGTGAACTCAAACTCGTCCCTAACCACGTTTGGGGTGTGCTGGTAGCTAGAACCGGGGACGCTGATGCCCTTGCCTTGCATATCTTGTATGCGATTCAGCAAGGTTCTGATATTGATTCCGAGCTTTTGTGCTGCTACCGACCTAACGCCTTTGCACTCTTGTAAGGCTTGCAATATTTGTTCGTCAGTCGCCTTCTTTACGGTCACGTTTAGCCTTCCTTTTAACCGTGATCCCGAGTTCCTCTCGGCGTTTCGCGGTAACTTCTGGGGCTAACTCGGCTCTCCACTCCAAATGTCCGTCAACCAGTCTGTACTCTTCTTTGTGCGTTAGCGCACAGTCGCAGCACTCGGTATAGGTATAGCCCTTCACCCTATACCAAGAGCCTTCGTTCATCTGCACAACGGGGATTTTCTTTGACATATCAACCCCTCAAATACAATCTTTGCTCATCTCGCCTACGATTTACAAGTCCTTTCAATACCTTACCACCGGCTTTTGACCATTTTATGAACTCGTCAACAGCTTCATCAAACTCGCCACGGTTGTGCTTCATGCGAAGCCCAGACCTTTGAAGATTGCCCAGACCCACGTTGAAAGCGAAAGAAACGAGTGCGTCGAACCGGCCTTGATGATTAACAGCAGAAGGGCAAAGTCGGGCCACGCCGCGCTCAAACCGCGCAAGGTCTTGAGCAAGGATAGCGTCCACCTCGTCCATCGTGAGGCTGCGATCCCACCCCTCGGGTATCGGTAAATCCCGTCGTTCTGCAAACGGCACCTTGGCGTGGTTAGGATCAATAACGTGGCCGACCCCGACCGTCCATAGCAGGGCCGGACACCGATAAGGGCGCATCCTTACGCCCTCGTGATGTTTGATCATTTGTATGGCAGCAGGGCTGACCTTCACTTTTTGCCGAAAGCCTGCGTACCAAACCAGAAAGCAATAATGCTGCTTAGAATCAGCATTTCGTCGTCAGAAAACACTTCTGCCATTGCAGCGGCAAACGGCACACCCGTGTTGTAGGCATACCAAACGCCTGCAATGTTGATGGCAACTAGTTCCAACACAAAGATGTAGGTCACAACCGGGCGCACCGAGGCACGAAGGTTGATCATCCATTGGCTTGCGCCTTTGCCGATCTCAATGTCGTGCTGGTACAGGGCTTGGCGTTCCTCGCCTGCTGTCTGCGTTTGGATTTGCTCCAGCTTGATTTCCTCAACCCGTGCTTGCGCGATAAACCCCCGCTCTGCGAGGGCTAATTCACGCTCCTTTTGAGCAGCGACAAGGGCAAGCTCGTGCTTCTTGTCTTGGCGGTCTTGGAAAATCTCAAGAATCTTGGGAAGGCCGCCTGCGAGGAACGACAGAAACGTGCTAATCATCGTCATCATTTGTTGCGTTCCTCAAGCAATTTGACCCGCAGTTGCAGGTCGTAAATCTTATCTAGCAGTTCTTCCTTTTGCTTTTGGCGATTAGCAGCACTAATGGGGCTGTCCGTTGGCACACCCTCTGGCGTAATCAGGGCGGGCATTTTGCCTTCTATAGCGATCAGACGATTGTTGAACGATGTGATCTCCGACAGCAGCCAGCCAACGGCGGCCAGCAGCACCGGAAACAACATATCCACAATCTTCTGCATATTCATGGGTTACTTCCAAAGCCAATCAACAACCTTGACGAAAAGGCCGCCCATAACTGCCGCAAACCCGCCCACGGCCATCAACGTGCGCCAGCCGCCCTTTGCCTCGGCAAGCATTAGCTTGATTTCGTGTACGTCCTTTTTCATTTCGGCCATGTCCGCTTGCAGCGTCTCAATCTGCGCGTCGTGACGGCCAATGTCCCGTGCCATTTCCATGCTTTACCCCCTTATGCTTCCGGCGGCGGGGGCGGCACAAAATTGCCGTCAACATACGACCAATCCAACAAATCCTCTCGAAACGTATCAGTACGGATCATGTTGGGTTGGTTGATTTCCGCAAACGTTTCTAATGCGCCTTTTACGACGTTTTGATCGTTAAGCTGAACGTAGTAGTACCGCATTAGTAATACTCCACAATCTGCCAAGAACCCGCGCAAGATTGCCCAGCCACGCCGTTCGTGAAAGTAATAGTCGTTGAGTTGGTTAAGGTAAAATAACCTTGCGAGCCATACTCAGGGCTTCCCGAAACCGTAACGCGAACACCTAGATTCATCAATATGCTTTTAGCCGTGTCCACAGAGGTAATCGTTATGGCCTCCGTTGAACCGGCATTAACCGATCCGCTAACGCCACGTTGAATCGACTTAATGTTTCCAGCGGCAAACTGTGTAAAAACGCTCATACGAGTACCCATCCTTCGGTGTTATCAACAAAGCGCATTTGGGCGCTTGCGTAAGCTGAATTTAGCGTCATGTCCTCTGCAATGCCTTGGATCGGCTTGCCGTTGCGGGCGACAACATTAGTCGTCAACCCGTTGGCTACCGTAATCCAAATTAGGTCTCCCGCCGTGGGGGAAGCCGGGAGGGTGACGGTTGTAGCCGATCCGTTAGTCAAAATGTAATGCGTACCCGCAGCCGCTGATTGCGTCGTGCCGGTAACAATGCTCATAACAGGAACACGCGAGGTGTTTTCAATCGTAATTGAGCCGGTGCCGTTGGTGACGGTGATACCAGAGCCTGCAGTCAGCGTTGCCTTGGTTAGCGTGTTGCCGGTCGTGTTACCGATAAGCAACTGACCGTTGGTATAGGTCGTTTGACCCGTGCCGCCTTGGTCAACGCCCAGCGTCCCGCTTGAGGTTAGGTTCTTAGAGGCGTCCGTAAAGACCGGCTTGCTTGCCGTTAATCCCGTAAAGGTTGCAACACCACCAACGGCCAGAGCCGACGCAACGGATACGTTGGCGCTAAGTGTGGTGTTGCCGGTAACCGTCAGGGTGCCGTTAATCGTCGTATTGCCAAACGAGTTGGCGGCATTGACCATTTGGAACCGTGTGCCGTCGTACACAACCACCACGACTTCGCCAGAGTTGATGTCTCCAGCGGCAAGGGCGGTTGATCCGTCGCGGGTAACGGCTTTGGCACCGAGGCTGTTGATGTTGAGCGTGACAGCGCCGGTATTGGTTCCTGCGGCCACAAAATAAAACATCTGACCGGCAGCGTAGGCCGTGATGGCGGGCGTCAAAGCGCCTGTAATCGTGTCTGCGCCGCTAACGGAGCCGATTAGCTTGGCTGCCGTACTTTGCACTTGGGCAAACGTAGCGGCGTCCGTGGCGTCTACGGCAGAACCCAACCCGGTGATGCGGTTGCTGCCCATCGGGATGTTGGCCGTGGGCGTCGTTTGACCGTCCTTGGTGATACAGGTGGAAAGACCCGTAGCAAGGTCAGCGGTCAGGGCGTTAAAGGCCGTGCTGCTAATGACGGTGCCTGATACGACAGGCTGACCCGCCGTATTGATGAGAAATGTACCGGAACCGTTAAACGACATCTGTCATTACTCCTGTGCCTGTTCCTCTTGCTGCATACGAGCAAGTTGTGCCGCTAATTGTCGTGCGTAATATGGGTCAATTTGGCGACCAGCCGCTGTTGCGCGACGAGCCATATCAACGGCAAATGCCATTTTCGGATCAGTTGCGCTTAATTTGTCGCCGTATTGCTGCAACAAGTTTGCTAATTGATCCGCTGCTGATTTGCCGCCACGAATTAGCTGACCAGCTTGTTGAACCGCATATTTTGTGCCGCCTGTTGCGCCAATTCTGCCAGTTATGCCGCCACCAGCAATCATTGCGCCGGTTACAGGATCAATGCCGCCAGCAAGCCCAGAGGGCAGCGCCGAAACAGGGCCAGTTGGCGCAAAACGTCCTGCCCAACGCATGAAATTGGTAATTGACCCGCCTTCCGCAACATCGCGCAACGATTGGATTTCTTCCTTTGTAAAACCGCGCAGCTTTTTTGCTTTTGGATCTTTTACAAATTCTCGTACTTGAGCGCGAATTGCGTTTTCAAGACCAGAGGCCGTATATCCAGAAGCGCGAACATCAGCAATCGAAAGCAACCGCTCAAGCGTCTCTGCCTTACGCATTTGCGAATTGAGTTTTCGTGCGTTTTGAAGCGCAGGAATAGCAACGTCCGGCTTGCCGGAAATAAAGTTGCTTGGGTTTTGCAGCGAATCGTCAACGAAATCGTCGAGCTTTTCACGCAACTGACCCGCTAAATAACGATCTGACGGCTCTAATGTCGCCTCAACATCCTTAATCCGCTGCCGCAACTCGTCCATTTGCCGCAGCGATTGCGGAGATTTAACCGTCTCATCAATGTCCTCAATGAGATTGGCAATCTTGGGGTTGTTTTTTGGGTTGAATTTAACCGTTTTGGCGTCAGACGAGAATTGCTGAAGCGCCACAGGGTCAAACATCGCACCGGCTTGCTCAGATTCTGCGTAAGCGGCGTTTTTTGCAGCGCGCAATTCGTCAATTTCGGGCGCGCCAAATCGGAAGTTACCCACTTCTCGCGGGATTTTGGTTACAACGCGGCTTGCCATTGTGAGCGGGTCAAAAACCTCTGACCCGCGCTCTAATGCTTCGCCCAGCTTTTTCGCTTTCGGGACTTGCTTTAGTGCCGTTCCAGCAACTCGCCCAGCAAGGGAAACGTCCATCATTGCGCCGAGCGGATCGGTCGCAATCGTCTCCTTGGCTCGCGCTGTGGTGCCATAACGCTCGGCTGGAGCATTAGCAATTGCTTGGTATGTCTTTACGTCGGTTAGCGGGCTTTGGCCGCGCAACATATTGATAGGAGTTGGCGCAATATCGCCTAAAAACTGCCCTACCTTGCCAGCAGTTTCTACCGGGCTAGTTATAACGTCTTTTACCGCACCACCAATCTTGGTTGCAGCCTCCATTGCTTGACCGGGGAGCCGAGCAACTCCGCGCTGCAAAGCGGTCGTCCACGACTGTTCTTCCGGTTCGGCCAGATGCGGATTTTGAGCAACAATAGCCTCGCGCACTTCATCATCTGAAGCGCCCGGCGGCCCCTCTATTTTGTATGTGCGCCCATCTGGCGCTTGCATTTGATAGACAGGCATTACTGCGATACCACGGTTGCGCGGCCCCATTGACCGCCACGGCCACGACTGCTTGGCCCCGGCTTACTCTTGTCGCCGTATTTCTTGCTAAGAGGCTGGTATTCAATGGGCGACCAATCTAACTTTCCGTAAGTATCTTCGTAGATACCCAAATTGGTTTTGCCCATTCGGCTGACGTTGTTGATGTAATTACTCAACGACGTTTCTAACCCAGCAGCATCTTGTGCGTTGCTAATGTTGCCGAACGACGACTCCAAGCGCGGCCATTCTTGCTCGGTCATGTTGCCAAACGCGCCACCTGTCGTATTGGCCTCTCTAACCATCGCAGTTTTAAGCAACGAAGTTTTATAACGCAACGCATCATAAATACCACGGGCTTCTCGCGCCAAAGGACTTAAATCCGTGACGCTGTACTGACCCAATTTTCCGGTAATTTCTTTCAAGCCGGGGTGGTTTCTAAGGTCGTTAGCCATATCAATTAACGACTGAATTTCGGCTTGCGTTGACGATGCTCGCGCTCGGGTTTGCGGTTCCAAAATCAACAATTCACGCTTTTGTTTGCCACCTAAATTAGGGTTTTCAATCAGCGGAACACGACGCTTTTCGCCTGTTGCCGGAGGCGGCACCTCTGCCT